GCCATTGTGACAAAAGCATCTACATTTAATATGTGGTGCAAAGGTAATTCGATGCCGGGAACCGGAAAGATTAGAGCCTTAGCCGATTATTTCCGAATAAGAATGTCAGATTTGACAGATTTAAAAGAGAATCAAGACCCTGATATTGAATTTGGAGATGTAGTTACAAAAATCGAGCAGTCAGACCCTCGTTTCAAAAGAATCATTCTTGAATACGATAACCTGCCGCCCGATAAAAAAGATTTGTTATGTGATTTTTTTGAGAAGTTTATTTTCTAAAGCACAAGGGTAGGAATTATTTTCCTGCCCTTTCTTCTTTATAAGCCCTTTTTACGCACCCGTAAATAAATTTTATCATTGATTCACTATGTATTTTCTGTATCATTTCGATAATCTCTTTCTTATAATCCATAAATAACCCTCCCTATTGCAATTACCACCTACATTACAGTATATGTCCGGCTGTGGGGAATAGAACCGAACATTAGTTCGTTTTTGCTATTATACCACCTATTCCGACTCTTGGCAACTGCCAATGATATACATGAACTCTCACTATTTTATAGAAAAAAACATTTCTTTTTCATCTAAATCACTCTATTTCGTTCTAAATCTTTACAACGCGTTCTCAAAATGATAAAATAAAAATACCACGAATAACCGTACTTTACATAACATTGCAAAATCAGCGGTACAAAAAACATAATCCGCATAAAAAGTGCGAAGCGTGGCGAATAAAGCTATTAGGAGGAGCAATTCTATGAGTAAGAAAAAAGGTGGAAAACTCAAATGGGTAGTTTTAGCAGTTGTTGCCATTGGTGTTATCGGTGCCATTGGTGGAAATTCGGATTCAAACACCACGTCTTCTTCCAGCACATCTGCAAAGACGGAATCTGTAAAAGAAACTGATACACCTACACCAATTGAATACACAGCCGTATCAGTCAATGATATGATGTCTCAGCTTGATGATAACGCACTTGGAGCATCTGACAAATACAAAGGGCAATACTTAGAAATCACTGGTAGACTCGGGAACATTGATTCATCTGGAAAATATATCTCCCTCTATCCTGACGATGAATATGCGATAATCGGCGTTCAGTGCCAGATTAAAAATGATGAGCAGCGTTCGAAAGTCGCATCAATGGCAAAAGGTGATACAGTCACACTAAAAGGAAAATGCACAACTGTCGGAGAAGTTCTCGGATATTCAGTCGATATTGAAGAAATAGAATAATAAAAACCACCCCGGCATTGGCGTACCGAGGTGGCGTTTATACATCTCCGAAGAAATGTAATATTCTGGCAAAACATATTGTATCATCTTCGGAGCAGTCGGGCAAGTCAGAAAGTTTGTTCGGCTGTTATTTTTATACCTAGATACAGCTACAGAAAGAGGGAATAAAAATGGCGAAGAAAAGAAAGAAATACCCGAAGCTCCCCAACAGTTTCGGAACAATACGGTACTTGGGCGGCAACCGCAGGAATCCATTTGCGGTCCATCCTCCGGCAGTACTGGATGAAAAGACCGGAAAGCCCGTCCGACCGCCTGCAATCTGCTATGTAGACGACTGGATTAAAGGATTTACTGTACTGACCGCATACAAGGCAGGAACATATCAGCCAGGGATGGAACGAGACCTTGAGATATCACCTACAACGGACGTAGATACCCTTGTTACTCGTTTGATTGCTGATTACAATACAATCAAGGGTGTCGAGGATAAACACCCGGAAATCAAGAAATTGACGTTTTCAGAGGTATATAAGAAGTTTTACGCATGGAAGTTTCCAGAGGGTTCAAAACTTTCTTATAGTTCAAAGATAGCTTACCAGACCGCTTACTCGAACTGCACGACTCTGTACAATCGTATCTTTGAGGATTTAAAAGCGCCTGATCTGCAAAAGGTAATTGATGACTGCCCGTTAAAACGTCAGAGCCTTATGGCAATTCTTACGCTGTTCAAGCAGATGTATAAATATGCTGTTTACTCAGAAATTGTAACAGAAAACAAGGCTTTGTATGTAAAAGTCAACGTGGATGACGACACTGAACATGGAACGCCATTTTCTGACAATGAGCTAAAAATTCTCTGGAAGAATTCTGCTGATCCGGAAGTGCAGCTTATATTAATCATGTGTTATTCTGGCTGGAGAATCGGTGAAGTGCTTAAGTTGACAACTAACTTGGAAGAGAGATACTTTCAGGGCGGGATCAAGACTAAGGCGGGAAAGGACCGCGTAGTACCAATTCATTCGGCGGTATACGAATTTGCTAAGCAAAAGGTTCTTACTCAAGATGGGAAGCTCTGTGTATATACTCAGCAGCACCACCGCAACGCTCTGTTCTATCCTACGCTTGAACGTCTTGGAATTGTTGGCGATCCGAAACACACGCCACACGACTGCCGCCATACTTTTTCCATGTTATGTGAAAAATACGGCGTCCGGGAGAACGACCGGAAGCGAATGCTGGGTCACTCTTTTGGTGGAGATGTTACAAACGCGGTATATGGACACAGGACATTGGAAGAACTCCGCACAGAGATTGAAAAGATAAAAGTCCCATTTGTGACTAACTGTGACTAACGGAATCTTATTTTATCAATTTTATTCATCACAATTCAGAACATAAAAACGCATGAAACCCTTGTAAAATCAACATTCTCAGCGATTTTGCAAGGAATTCACTCATTTCATTTTCATTATTCTAATTGTATTCAATCAGGATATTAATTAGAGCTATGCAAATGTCAGAAAGTCCTTTAAATACAGTACTTTAGAGGATATTTAATTAGGAAATGATTTTTTTGTTTGTGACTAACGTGTGTCCAACGAACTAATAGGATTTACAAAACGAAATGATACAATATGTTATAAGAAACATGATTCCCGGGGTGCTATCCCCGGGAGTTTTTATTTATGAATTTCTGAAATTCTGGTAAATACGCCCTTCGGGACAAACTCAAATACGAACCCATCATCATTCGGGTACGGGATTCTGACGAAGTACCATTTCAGCCCGGAACTGTCAGTTTCTGTGTACTTCATCACCTCTACAACTGCACCTTTTTTTAGCTTCGGAAACAGTTTAGATGGGCTATTTTTGTTTGATTTTGTATAACATTTTGTGTCTTTTTTAATCTGTGCAATGTAGGCTCTTGTGTTCTGCTTTTTGACTGCATCTGAGCCTGAAACTGGCGTTGTATCTTTGACTAAACTGTAGTTTGGAGTGCAGAATTTTGTTCCCGGGAGGTTGCTGTTGTAGTAGCTTTTCTGACATACTCCACCACCATTTGCGATAATTGTAGAGCCACCAGAAGTGTTTCCTTCGACTGTCCAGAACCGATCTCCTGACACTTTTATTACGATTCCGGTGTGTGTAAATTCTCCATTATGTTTGAAAATTACAATATCACCAGCTTTCGGATTGCTGTTCAAAGTAAATAAATCCGCCATTGTCGGGCAGTAAACGTATGGCCAATGTTTTAAAAGTTTCTTTGCTGTGTCTAAGCCGAATGCTTTCATCATACACCATGAAATAAACGCTGCGCACCATGGCTGTCCCTGATAATCCGGCTTAATATCTCGCCAGTATTTTGTATAATTATTTTCTCCGGCGTTTGCCGTCTTGCTATCAAGCTGGCTATTGCTTGCTTTTTCGAGATATCCAATTTCATTCTTTGCGATCTGGATTAATTTGTCAATTGCGTTCATGCTCTTATCCTCACTTTCTGGAAAATATGTTTTTAATGCGTTATAAATAAATCTCTGCCTGTCCTTATATACTCCCACTTGATTCCCTGTATCGGTCTGGCAGGCTGCATAGAGATTGTCGAGTGCATATGGTTTCTGAGTCTTTGCCAGAATCCTCGTTACTGCCCCTAGTCCACCTTGGTGTCTGAAGTTCACACACATAGCTTGCCCTCTAGCGTCCGTAACGCCCATTTTAAGGGCTTCTTCTGCATAAGCGGCTAATTGTTCATCCATAAGGCTATCTTGGCATTTAATACCAATTTTGGACGAAATAAGGGCAATTATGGTGTCGGCAAGCTGTGACACTCTGGAAATATTAAAGCATTCCCAATTTGCGGTCTGAACTTGTTCCAGAAGTCTGACCTTGTCTATTTTCTCCCACTGTTCCGGGTCAGCATCGTAAATCCGCTCCAGAAGCGTCTTGGCTTCGGTTGCGTACCATGCTCCTGCCCCGATTGTGATTGCGTGTTCATCTGAATTATTCTCATAGGCTTCCGTGAAGTCTGAATAATCCTGCTGTCCGTAAACCTGTCCACCGGTTTCGACTGCGTAAATAATCTTTCTCAGGACGTTCTTTTGTTCAGTTGTCATGTTGCCCGCTCCTTTCACAAAGATTCTTACTTAATTCTGATTATAGCATTTAGCGTTAAGACATCTCTGTACCAATTTAAAAATCCGACAGGTGATTGCCTGCCGGATAAGGTTAAATGGTGCCCCGTAAAAGGGTATTTTTTATTCTATTTTAGACATTTTTCGTTTGACAAAGATTAACTAAAGCCTTCTTTAGTTAATTAGTTTCCACTTTCGGTTCTTCTTCCTTATTAACATCCATCAGCTCATTATACTGTTCCTCAGTAATCCTGCCCGTTGCGAAGAAAATATCAATCTTATTTTTCAAATCATCTGTCAGACCGTTTTTCTCTTTGAGTTTTAGTAATGTTCTATATAACATAATCATACCTCCAATTCTGTAAGTGCTACTGCGTATTCGCTGTTAACGTAAGCCTCTGCCGCCTGTGTGTCGATGTCCTGTGTCTTTGTGTCCATATTATAGATGTAATCACGATTGTCATTGAGCTGTTTCTTAACATAATCCCATCCGTTTTTCATCGAAATTGGATAATTGAATACTGTATATCCGTCAAGCTGTTCTGAATTAATAGATATATTTGTGATTGGGTAGTATGTTGCAAGTGCTTTGAATGCAGCAATTTCTTCGGGGGTGAGGTCGGTTTCTGTTGGAGTAATCAAAAGATGGTGCACAATACATGGATTATTATTAAGATACTTCTTCCAATCCTCAACTGCTGACTGGTGAGAAGTGTCTTTTATAACTATACCATCACCATTTTTTCTTGCAAAAATCACATTGTCGTAAGTAGTATTTACCGACGTTCTATATTTATCACAAAGAATGTATGTCATATAATTGTCATTATCAACGCGATTAAAGTTTGATATGTCTGCAACCATATATGATTGTTCACTACGCCATTTTTCAGTACCATCAACAATACATTCTCCAACCATTCTCACCAATTTCCCACGTTCCACATCCACATAATCCGCAATATACTGCTGACCGTCGATTGTGACGTTACCACCTGCTGATACAGGGATTGCGTTGAGAGTATACGGCAGGGTGACAGTATGGCATTTCGGCGCATCATAAGTCAATTCATCTGTTCCGTAATATACTCCAAATTTAACAGTATCATTTGTATATGTCCCATTTTGGGGAATAAAAAACCAAGGAACAATTTTAGCATCTTCTCCTAAATCTATCGTGCATTTTCTTTTGTTCTGTTTATAATGCACTGTTGCATAATTCTCACTTTTCAGCCAATAGGCTAAACCTGCAATAACATCGTCGTTATACGTAGAAATTGTTATTGCAATATTTTTATATGGAATTAGTTTAGCATACTTAACTTCTTGACTATTATATGCGACATATTGTGATGCTCTTGACCCATTATTTATTCCCGTTATTTTTATAACACTATCATTTATCACTTCAAATGTAATTCCAGCTTGTGTACTTTTGTTACTAATTGGAAGTTCCAATAAATTCTTCCCGCACACCTTCACAGTTGGATTCACCACGCTCTTAATCTCCTGCGGATAATCAGGAGAGGGTGACGGCTGACCGCCAACGTAGGGTTCGAAATCATCGTAGGTGGCATCTGGGTATAAGGAAGCGTCTACAATCATTGGTTTGAAAAGGAGGTTGTTACAATTAATTCCAGTATTTATTCTAATTCTTATGAAAAAATTTTCATTAGCTTTTATATTTTTACCATCACCTGTATCATATCCATAAATCAAATTATCAGTTCTTGCTTGTAATTCGTAAGACACATCATGAGCTCCCCCAACTGGACACCCTGCAAGTCTAAATGAGCTATAAGACACATCCTGTGCAATATCAAATACTGTTGTCGTTGTAGTGGTTCCATTCAACGTATACGTTCCATCTCCATTTGCAGTACAAGTAACACCATTCTTTATAGTAGTCTGCAACGTAGGATTCAGCAAATTCTTCCCTGAATACTGTTTCTGCTCGCTCCGTCCATATAGCACCATATCCGTGATTTTGCCATTGTCAGAATCAGCAAGATGAGTTTCACCTTGTGAACTTGCGTAGAATTTGGTGATTTTATTGGATAAATCTTCCTTTAGTGAATCAGTTTCCGTTTTCAGTGAAGCAATGTCTGTCTTGTTCTGCTCGATCTGCTGTGCCTGTTCTGTCGTGGCTCCAGGTTGCACAGGGTTCTCTTTGAGATATTTATTTACTGCATTTTCTATCTCTTCTGGAGTCAGTCCACTAACGCCTTTTTGACATAAATCGTATAAATATTTCTCTACCCGTGTAATTGGATCTGGGACATTTCCGGCATAACTCCCAGTTAATTTAGCAAGATATTTCTCTTTTCTTGTTATCGGATTATCTGCCATAGTTACTCCTTTCTGAATGAACTTTACATTCTGAGACTGTCTATTTTAATTATATCACGTAGACGATTTATAGCTCTGTACCAATCAACTAATAGTACGGTAAGGGCTTGGACTTTAATGGTTTTTGGGCGAATAAGGGCTTATTTCGATTTTTATGGAAAAAGCGCTCTTATTTGCGGTTTTGGGGTTCTTATTTGGAAAAATCAATGTCAACAAATGTTTAACGCCACCTGTCAGGAAGAGATGAATAGAACGGCAATTTTTCGCATTTGTAATAGCATCGACCAGTCCTTTGTGTGTTAGTTAATGTAGGAAATTTTGCATAGAAATTAGGAGCCTGAGTCAGCTCAGTGCATCCAGAAAAAACACTGTTAAATCCCCATGCATTTTCACTTGAAAGCGGATCGGCATTCTTGAAGAAATCTTCTCCCACTTTAGTTAGGCTTGAACATCCTGTGAAAATTCCGTGCATAACAATCATTTTCTGCTTTGACAAAAAACCGTCGCCTGCTGTTTTTAAGCCAGTACAATCTTGAAAACAAGATGTCGCGCCATTCAGTTGTTCACACTTTGAAAAAAGTTTTCCCGGAATTGTTTCTATTCCTGATTCTCTAAAAGTCCATGTTGCAGTTTGTAATTTAGGAGTATAATCAAACAATTTTTCAGATATGGTTTTCAACTTAGGCGTATCCATAAAAGTTTGAAGAGCGCCTGTCGCGTCTCCACAATTTTTAAATAAATCTTCTGGAACACTTTCGAGATTCTCGCATTCATAAAACTTATACGCTAAGAGTTTACTTGAGCTTCTAGGAAGTGGGGACAAAACTTTTGTAAGTGCTAATGCTCCAAAGGTAGTGCTAGTCCAGTTATATCCAAACTGAACCTCTAAGTTTGTTCCGTATATCTCTGTTATATGTCTACCGTCGCTTATAGGAATATGGGTAATGTAATTATCTTTGTTGCTTAATTTGGCATTTTCATATTCATTGGAAAATGTTTCTTTCTTGCCGTCGCCCCAATCAATAGAAATGTTTGTCCCTTTAATTCCAAAAATAATCGTGCCATCATATTCAAATTTGAAATAATCCTGAACTTTCGATTTCTTCCACAGCAATGTATCGCCGCCCCATATCTCACTCGTTTCCTTGCCTTTGACAGGAAACCCAGTGATTTCCTGTCTGTTCAAAAATGCCTTATATATCATCTTATCATTTCTCCTCGAATGTGAAATACAATGTATCTGCCCGGTCAGTTCCTGCGGCTACAAGAGCGTCGTAATCAGCTTTTTTTATTCGCTTTACACACCTTAATTGTGCTTTTTTTAATTGCTCAGAAGTGCTTCCAGAACCGCCAGAACCATCCGTAAAATCATCAATCATTGCCGGTGAAAATTCAGAATCCGAACCGTCCGTAAATTCCGCATAACTGATTGTCGGCATTTCTGATCGGGTGCGGTTGACGGTTGCAGATATCTCAGGCGTGTCTTTTCCAAGTTGTCGGCTATTGCTGTTGAACGGTGCATTATTGGCAGAATAGGTGTCAATCATGTCTGTAGCGCCGATTTTGAGCGTCCTGCTCATGATATATGAATGAACGTACCATTGCAGTTCCGTAGGCTCCTGATCGTCGTGTTGAATCTGCTTTTTGTAATAAAGTTCGACTGCCTGCCCAACCATATTGAACGGATTTCCTTGTACTTCTGCGGTATATCCCTGCGCACGATAATATTTCCGCAAATCCTGATCTACGAATACGCCATAGCAAATCTTCATAATTGGTTTAGCCCTTGAAATACCACCATATTCGTCTGCATCCCAAACGTAATTTAGCCAGTCTTCATTTCCTACAAAGAAGCTGTTCCTGTTGTAATAAACGTTGTTATCATATGCTTCTTGCGCTGTATAGTCGCCTTGTGTAAAGCCAAAGGCTCTGTTCGGGTCAGGGTCACAAAATATAATATTCGGGAACCAAATTCTGCCCTCTTTTGCGGTAAAACTTTTGAACGTATCAAGGTGCACTTCTTCGTTATTGTAGTATTTATAAATGTTCTGATTACTGGTGGTCTGCCCGTATCTGTAACTGTTCTGGCGAAGCTTCAGATACTCAAACTTGCCGTCCCGATTCATCCAGCCAAAACGGTCATTCTGCAAGCATAAATCTTTCAGAATATTTACTACGTTCATTTCATTTGAGTTATTCGTATCAGGCACATAGGTGTCGTCCCAATGTAACTTTGTACTGACCTGTTCGAGCCCCAAAAACTCAAATAATTTATCTCTGAATTGCTTTTGAGTCAGCTTTTTCTTCTTATCAGTCGTCTGGTTCTTGTACCACCTTGCAATATCAGTATTTCGTAATTTATACAGATAATCATATGCAATAAAATTACGTGTCAGGGAATTTGCTTTTCGCTCCGCACTGTCGATTTCGCCTGTGAAAATTTTGATTTTTGTTCCTTTTCTTTCGATATAAACTTCGATTTTTCCAGATGGATAAAACTCTTCCGAAGTGCCATTGAACTGATCGTGGTGAGCCTGAAACGTTATCTGATTGCAAACGCAGCCGCCGAAAATGAAATAGCTTTCAGAACAAATAGACTCCTGCAAAGTAAGCGTATTCTGGTCGATATTTTCGTTTGTAAGGTCGGCAAATTCTCCGTTAATCCAGTGTACTGTTACTTTTATTGGTTCGGTTTTCTCTTCTTCAACATCACCGGAACCGCCGCCAGAGCCACCACCTGAGCTACCGTCAAACGGGTTATTTCCATCGTTTGTGACTTTAATTTGAAAACTATCAGAGCCGACAAATTTGGAAACACCGTTGGTTATTGTATTATAAGAAACTGTGATAGTCTTAGAACCTGCGGTGGAACTGTCGAAGCCAGAAATTTCATAATCTGTGATTTCTTTCTCCGTTCCATCCTGTCTTACCTCTGCAACAGTCAACCCGGACGGGTCGAATATTTCTCCGATTTTATAGTAAACTTTTGACGGAAAACTTGTAATTCTTATTCCTGAAAGGTCATATACGGTCACTTTGAAAGTGGCGGTATGGGTTTTATAGGTTACTGTGATTGTCTTTTCGCCAACAGACGAACTATCAAATCCAGATACTTCAAATCCAGTTGTTTTTGTTTCTGATGTTCCGTCAGTGTATTTAACAAGGATTGACAATCCAGTTGTGTCGAATACGTCTCCTTTCGGATATTCGATTTTTGCAGGCATGGTTTTTACTTCGATTCCAGAAATATCTACAACTAAGATGTCAAATGTGGTCGTGAAACTCTCATATGTTACTGTTATGCTTTTATTTCCGTATGATGCCATGTCTGGTGGCGATAAGGTATAATTTTCAACCGCTTCTGAACTGCCATCATCATAGACAGCATCAATAATAAGCCCTGAAGATTCAAATACTTCATTAATCATATACCTAGTTTTATCAGGCAATTTCACTACTTTGATTCCAACAAGTGCTGTAAAACTATATGCCTTATAAACAACATTCCAGTCTAAACCTGCATTGTCTTGATGTACAAATGTCACCTGTATTGGATTTTCTGGTGTAGCTCCATTTAAGGACAAATTTGTAGTCTTGCCATTACTGATTAAGCTGGATGTTCCGGCATAAGTGCTTGTAGATACAGGAGACTGGATCACATTCATATACATGTCGCCATTGCTAAATAAAAACAATTCATATTTTATCTGACTCTTGTGTGTTCCAGAACCATTATAATATGTATACCCTTCTACCCGGATTTTAAGAAGCTTTGTGCCGTCGCCTAACGTAGTTTCCAGCCTGTAAATATTCCATATAGCTCCATCACGATTGCAGACCTTTAGCTGCGCGGTAGATGTCCCAAACCCAACCCAGTTGTTTCCATTGATGTAGAGTTTGGTTACAGTCACATTGTTGAATTTAAACCAATTTACACCATCCAGTGCGTCTGTTCCTTCATCTTGTTTGGAATTATTTCTAATCGGTTGCATTCCAGTTGAAGTATTAACCAGCTCAGAAAATTTGTACGCTGTTACATCGACGTTGAACGTCGCGCTTTTATCTCCTATAAATACTGTTACAGTTTTTGTCCCAGTTGAACTGAAATCATAGCTTAATTCGTATAAATTTGTTTCCCGCTCAGTTCCATCTTCAAAAATTATCTTTACAGTTAAATCTGCTTTAGAAATAGTTTCTCCGATATGGTATGTTTTTGAGGGACGATTAACAATTTCAATTTTTAAAATCTTATCAATTATTTCAAACGGGATATTCTTACTATTTGCATAAGTCTCTGCCGTTGATCCTATATATCCGCGAATTGTTTTCGCGGCATTAATCGCATAATTATCAAACTGGACAGTTCTGCTTAATACAGTTAATACCATGTTTGAATTATTAATTATTGAAGCTTCTACTGTGGTAAGAGATTCTGGGAGTGTCAATTCTGTTAATTTTTCGCAATTTAAAAAGCAATTACTTTGTAATACCTTCAGCCCTTCCGGAAGCACTAACGTTGTAATTCGAGAGCAACCATTAAAGCAACCACTTCCAATTGTTTTTAACGTAGACGGAAGCGATACTTCTGTGACATTTGACATACCATAAAAGCAGGCTCCGATCAGGCCGGTAATTCCTTCCTGGACTACGATTTCTTTAACTTTGCTAGAATATTTTCCTTGATCATTTAGTATTCCGCCGTTCCAATAACTCGGAGCATTTATACTTTTCGTATCACCTGTTCCTGAAATCGTTAGTAAGCCGGTAATCAAATTAAGTGAAACTGTAACATCTGTTTCTACATTTGACCCAATATTTGCAGAAACTGTGTCAGATACATTTACTGTATATGTAGTACTCAGTCCTCTTACAGTTGCTGTGATAATCTGTTCTCCGACAAGCGTGTTGTCAAAGCCAGAGCATTCTAAGTTATAAACACGTTCTTCTTTTCCATTATCATATGTAATGATGCCACTAACGTTTCCAAACTCATCCCCTATATAGTATTCAGTTTTAACATTATCAACAGTCAATGTGGCAGTAGCTGCGATATATATGCTTTTTGTTACGGTTACTCCTTTGTATGAAATTGTCAGCTCTTTTGCGCCAGGAGTAGCACTGTCAAACCCGGAAACATCAAATCCGGAGGTCAATGTTTCATTCTTTCCGCTCTCCCATGTTGCCGTTACGGAATATACCTCTAGTGTTTCGTTTAAAAGATAGTGATCACGAAGTGAAATATTCGTAAGTTCTAAGACTTTATCCTCTTTTACTGTAATCTCAACAGGGAGGTTATAAGTTTTGTATGATAGATTTACAGTTTTTGTTCCAGCTGTAGATACATCAACATCAGGAAAGGCAAAATTACTTACTACATTCGTGTTTCCAGATGCATCATAGGATTCCACTGCTAATTCTGACCAATCTAACTTGTTTGGAAGATATACTGTCGATGGGTTTGTCTTAACTCTTGCTCCTGCTTCTTTTATTGGAGTGTATTTTGTCGTAGATACTGTCAGTTTTATACCAGCATTGCTTATGAGTCTACTGATAGGCGATGATTCAAAATCGCTATCATATTTTCGAAGCACCGACTTTGTAGTCTTTCCATCTGTAATTTCGCATTTTCCGTATAAATTGTAATCATCCTTTGCGCTTTTAATTATATATACGAATATATTTCCATCATCAAATAGAAAAACTTCATATTCATAGAGGCAACTGTTATTCATGGATATATAATATTCCCCATATATCCTCAGTTTCAGGAATTTAGTTCCTGTGCTAAGAGTTCCTTCCTGTCTGTATACTCTTTGTATATCCATCGCAGATGTAGCACAGAACATTTTCAAATGTTCCACATCCGCTCCGAATCCGATATATCCTTTTCCGTTAATGTAAAGTTTATTTACAGTATTCCCGGCATAATGGTACCAAGTTGCTCCTTCCACTTCTAAGGTTTTCGATTGTACAGTACTATCATTAACCTGGGTCATCCCGTCTGCTGTGTTAAGCAAAGATGCAAATTCGTAAGTTGCCATAATCATCCTCCCGTCTATAAAATAAAGAGCACATGAGCTGTGACACCCATGCACTCTGGTTGTTAGTATTCGATCAGCGCGATTCGGATGCTTGAATAAAACACCATCCCTCTTTTTTTATCAATTTCATTGATTGTAAAGTCAATATCTGGAACATATACTTTTGCATTCGTATATGTATTTGTTTCGTCATTCCAGTAGGTGATATTTGCTTTACGCTCTTGCTTATTGATAATTGAGGAATTCATTACATTTTGAATTTTTATTTTTTCTTCTAGGGTTAAATCGTCAACTGTTTCAAATTCTATCTTTGTACGATAATGCGGGAGTGTGTCCCTGTGCAAATATCCTTCCATATCTGTCCATGAATCATTTTCAAGTCTTTGATTCGGTGTGCTTTTCCATGTTGCTCTTTTGATAAATTCATGTGGAAATTCTTGAGTCCCGAATTTTAATAACCATCCCTGAAAATTCCCTGAACTAAATTCGCTCATGTACTCACCTACCCTTCAAAGATTCCGAAGCCTGTCCGGTTCCTGTATTGTCCGTTCTGATCGCGAAGCCAGCGGATAAATTCATTTCCGTCAATATTCAATACGATATACTGAGGCGAACCACTACCGCCATTTCCAGATTCTTTCAAAGCTCCCATCATTGCCTGCTTCATGGTCGAAAGAGGAGATACAACCTCTGTCTCACGCTTATTATCACCGAGGATTGCTGCAAACTCTCCGGCGTTTCGTGGCACAACTGTACCTTTTGCCAAGTATGGAATCTGTGGCGCTGTCATTGTTGGAATGCTGAATCCCCAAGTGTTTCCACCTATTCCAGGAACCCATCCAGGAACTTTGATTTTCATCTTATTAAGAACTCCAATTGCGGCATTGACACCAGCAATAATTCCTCTGATCATTCCGTTTATCAATCCGATTACACCATTAATGGGAACTTTTGCGATTCCCACAAGTGCTTCAAATACATTCTTGAATATATTTTTTACATTGTTCCATGCTTCTCTCCATCCATTCACGAAATCTGTTTTTACCCAGTTTATAAGAGATTTGAATTTAGATACGATAAAAACTACTTTCCCTTTTATAGAATCCGACAATATAATTACTATATTTGACACCTTTTCTGTTAACGAGTTCCATTTATTTACAAACCCTTCTGCAAATGACCGTGTTTTTTCGCCTATCCAGTCAAATATGTTCCCGAAGAATTCTTTTATGGAATCCCAGTTTTTCACGAGAAGAACACCAGCTGCAATTATTCCGCCTATTGCTGCTATAATAAGTCCTCCTGGTCCGATTGCTGTTGCAATTGCAGATATGCCTCCAAGTATTCCACCAGAGCCTGTCATGAGGGCAATTAAGCCTTTCAACGCAAGTCCAATATTGCCGATATTACTGATAAGTGTAGTAATCAATGGGATAATCTTTGCTGTTGCAAACATTCCTATCAGCGCGGCCCCAAACGCTTCGACTAAAGTCTGATGTTCTCCGAGGAAGTTTAAAAAACCTGATACAATATTAATAAGTGTAGGAACGCCTGTTTCAATCAACCACTTCAATGATGGTAAAATAATATTGATATATATCCATTCAAGAACATTTCCAAGTGCTTCGATAATTGGTGCAAAGGATTTTGTGAGGTTCTTAATAGAATCCAGTAACGGATAAAAATCAAGTTTTCTGGCCCAGTCCGCTGTTGCTTTTGCTATCTTTTCAATAAAATCAAGAACTTTTTGAAAAGCATTCGCCAAATTTTGAATAATTTTTGTTCCAACATTATTTTTATTCCATGCTTTAGACAACTGACTTGCAATATTCCCTATAATTTTGAATATGTTCTGCAAAATCCGAAGCATGGTAGATAGCATTTCAGTGCCTGTTCCATTTGTCCAGACTTCCATAATACTTTTTCCGACACTCTTTGCAAGTTCAGCAAGACTGGAAAACATATATCTTGCAGTATCAATAGTATTCTTGCCCTCTCTGCTCCAAGCTTCCTGAAAAGGCTTCCAGAGTTGCTTAAGTATATCAGATAACTTCTTTGCAGATTCGCTGAGTTTGTCAATCTGGCTTTCTCCTTTTGCCAATCCTCCATAATCAACCTGTCCAACATTTCCGAGACCAATATTGTCTGCCTTTACGGCAGGCGTTTTTGTCGCACCAGATATCGCATCCGCCGCTTCTTTTCCAATAACCTTTAATTCGTCAAACGGAGCAATATTCTTTTTTAGAGCCTTGGTCTGCTTATTTAACGCGCTTGTGCTGTCCTTCGTGGAATCTGTTACATTCTGTGTAGCATCAGCCAGACTATCGGCTCCATCTGCAGCACTGCCATAAGCATCTTCTGTGGCTGACAGATCAGTTCCGGTAAGTCCCGCTCCACTGGCTCCCGTCTGCCCGGATGATTTGTTTCCGGTTATCAGTTCCGTGAATGACTTAAAAGCATTTGCTACTGTTGCTAGTTTTGCCAGCAATGTGTTAATCACTTTGATAACCGGCGTGAAGATATTAATCAATCCCTGTCCGACCGTTGCCTTAAGAGACTGGATCTGTAACTGCATTACCCTGACCTGATTCGCCCAGGATCCGGATGTTCGTGCAAAATCTCCAGAAGCTGCTGAAAGCTGTTCCGTAACGAATTTGAGACGTAATGCAACCTTTTCTTGTTCGGTCATTTTAGATGTGGTCTTTCCATACCCATTTGCAAGTGCGTACTGGTCAAGGGCTGTCTGTGTCATTACAACGCCAAGGTCTTTTAAGGTCTCTGTTTCGCCCGTAAACACTGATTTCAGCTTAGTATAAGCCAAGTCCTGACTGATGTTATAAAATGATGCCACATCACCCGTCAGCTGAGTCAACTGGGTTGACATATTATAAGCCTGTTCTTCTGTAAATCCAAAGCTCTTAGACATTGCTCCAAATGTTCCAACATACCTTTTTGCCATTGTTTCAGATAATCCGGCTGAGGTCATGGCGTTCTTTGCAAATTCATTGACCTTATCCGACATGGTGGTAAATGTAACATCAACCACGTTCTGTACTTCTGCGAGGTCAGAGCCGAGTTCCAGGCATTCCTTGCCGAACTGCGCTAACTTTCCAATAGCGAATATTCCACCAATCAGCAGACCGATTTTTTTTACGGCACTTCCAAGGCCGTTAAATGACTTTTTTATTGCAGACACGCCGTTTTGTACGCCAGACGTGTCCATTCTGGTATCAATAATGACTGAGCCATCAGCAGCCATGTATCCACCTCCTGACTATTTGAGGTTAAGCATCTCGTTAAGCTTATCTTTATAAGCCTGTTCCTCTTCAGAGAGACGCGTTTTTATATCAATAAGATTCTTGTTATCGTGGTAGAATTTCTTTTCCCATTTATCTAATCTTTCGCCAAAAGCTTTTTTTGATCGAATCCCGATAACTGTATTAAGCAAGCATTCTCCTGCTTCCATAAAATATGAAAAAAATGTCCACCAATGCATATAAGGTACCGCTCTAACTTCGCTATGAATTACCTTGTTTACCGCCGGAATAATCATTTCCCCGTCTTGTTCCCAGTCAATTAAACGGGGCTTAGGCTTGTTCGGATTCTCGTCTTTTTGCCCGCAGTCGATAAATTCACAAGCTTTTTTACAAGCTTCTTCCAAATGTTCTGGTGGAATATCCTGCCAATTCTCATAGAGAATTTTCAACATCACTTCCACTTTTCCATATTCGTTTAGGTTCGGGTCGTTCTGTGCAATCAGAATATCAATAATCGCACGAAAATCTGTTCTGATAGAAAAATCCACCCCACTGATTTTTAGTGAGGTGGGTAACTCATAGGCGGTCATTTTGTGTATTTCTCCGTATACTTATCAACAGTAGCCTGCATTTTTTCCTTTCTTTTTTCGATTTCCGGTGCAATTGCTTCTGAAATCTTATCAAGTACAATATAGGCGAACACTTGACCATTTCCAAAAACAGTTGTTGCGGTAATTGGTTCTTTGAATAAATCCTTAGATGCTTCGTATCCGAGCATATAATTGATTTTATCCTCAATCTGTTTATTGATCTCCGCCATCTCTTTACCAGAGGAAACCTTTTTAACAGATTCCTGAGCCTGTTCAAAGAAAGTTTCCAGTTCTTCCGCTCTTGCTGCAACGTTAATGTCGGTAGGATTCAGCTTAAATGAAGAAAATACTTCTCCCTGTTTGTTTGTGAATGTAAAAAGAAGAAATCCATCATCAATGTTTGTATTAATTATCTTTGCCATTTTCTACGCCCTCCTAAGAATTATTCGCTGTCAGCTGTGAATGAGCCGGAAGTAATATCAAATTTACCTTTGACACGTTCTCCAACGTAATTAACTGTGAACGGAATCTGATAGCCGGATGTATCGCCGCCGTAGGAAGTCGGTACAACGTAGCAGTCCTGCTGGTATGCTTCATACTTGCCTGCTGTGGCTTCTGTCCAGAGATGGACTTCAACTGCTTTTGTCTTGAGGCTGTCGTCTTTGAGACGTCCATCTACGATCTTCTGCAATGCTGTGAACAGATCGGAAGTAGTGTCTGCGTAAAATGGATCAGCGTCAGAAGAAACTTCATAGCCGTTATGCTTAAATGTGGATTCTCCAAGAATGTTTTTAGATGTTTCGGTATCCGGGTTGAGTTCGATGTTGTACTCTTCCAGATCCTTTCCAAGACGCTCATATTTCGGCGTCAGCCCTCCACAGAGGGAGCCTGCATCAATATAATGAGCCATATATTTACGGTCAATTTTTCCTGTAACTGCCATATAAATGTCCTTTCTGCCTATAACTTTTAAAAGGCTGTGTAAGTTAGCGACTATATCTGATTGATAGCCGGCTGTTACTTGTTATATTACTTCATAAGTGTTTTCGTAGCGCACTGACAATGGTAATAGCCAGTCCTGCACGCCGCTCTCCTGTGGTTCTAAACCATAGGAATTATCACGTGTGATACGCTTTATCACTCTCCCCTGTGAAAGCTCAGGAAATGCATTTAAACGTGTCTCAGAGCCATTTATAACAACTGGTTCTCGACATATCCATTTACCGAGATTATCCAGAAACTTCTGAACAGATAACTTCTGTCTCTCCTTGTCGGATGCTGTTCGGTATACCACATAAAATGGATACTGGCATACCTGATGCATTGTTCCACAGACGTCTTCTTTTTCTGAGTAAACCAAAGCACCGTTGTCTGCCGAGAACGCAATTCCCGATTCTTTGCCGAGTTCCTCAAATTTGATTGTTTCATTTTCGTATAGTCCCGGATACTGATTCAGAAGTGCTTTCATAGCATCTGTCAGAATCTCATATCCAGTTGCATCTTTACCAATAGGTTTATCCGCCATGTCTGCCACCTCCTGCCTGTGCTTTTACTTTGCGAATCCATGTACTGCCGTATTGTCGTTTAGCGGCATCAAACCACTTTGCCTGTGCCTGTGGGTGAGCCTGTTTGGTGTATTCAAGATTTTCCTTTGCGGCTGTCTGGCCAGAAAACTGGCTAACAAGTACTTTTTTTGCTCCATGTCTTGCATAAGGGCTTCCGGTTAATTCATCAACCATGGTTTTGCCCTCATACAGAAAGCGTCCGTATGGAGCCGCCGCCGCACATACTTTTCCACTGCCTTGTAAAGATGTACTTTCTGCTCTTGTACGGTTAATAAAATTTCCTGAGATCATTGGCATGAATGGAATCATACTGTCCATAACCATTCCATCCAGCAAATACTGTGCTTCCTGGTACTGCCTTGAAAAACGACTCATATTCAGCTTGATTTTCATATCTCCATCGACTACAGAGAATCCTTTAAAATGATGAATTTTGCTCATATTACTTACCCAAAATTTCAAAATGCGGAATCAGTGTATACGGACCGCCTACACTGGTAATCTTGAACACGTTATCCTTATTCTCATTCATGTACTGATAGAATCCATTTCGGTAATCACTTTCAGTGACTGTTCCACCAGTCCACTCACCCTCCCAGAAGAACGATTCATCTGAGAATGTGATAGTGTCTTCCAGAGCGTTGTTAATCTGTCTTTTCCACTCTTTAGGCGGTACATATGGGAGAATCTTACCATTCTTGTCAGCAATGGTTTTATCACCATTCTGAACAGTATAATGGATGTGTAACTGTGCGTTGTCTGTTACGTCTGGCCCGTACTTCTTAAGGATTGCCCCCCTGTCCGTAATGAGGTCGACACCGGATAAAACATGAGGATACCAGTACGCATCTCCTGTTGTCGGACTCTCATAATAATTGAAAATCGTCAAAGTTTTTTCGTACATGATACCCTCTCCTTAATTATTCTTTCTGCACTGTCTGCTTAATAACCTGATTTACACCAGTGGCCGACAATCCATTAAACATACCGACTGCAACCGCCGTGATATAATCCGTTGCCGGGAAATCTGGGATAACTCCCATTCCGACTGCCCCAAGAATCCCACCAATAACCGCCATGATTACTGGAATCCATTCATCAGAGATTCTTTTTGATGCTTTACAGCCCATTCCTGCAATGTAGCAAATCATAACGATTGCTACGCATGAGCCTAATGTTGAAATATCCATTCTTTTCACCTCACATCTGGAATACCAAACTGTTTGTATGTACCTGTAAATGAAAACTGTTTTCCACATTTACAGCAAGTTTCCGTAATGGTACAAGTCTTTTCTTTGTCATTACATTTTGATTCAGCAGGACTTTTAAATCTGTGTCCGCCAGTTAAAAAGCACATTACTGTATTCATTTCGTTTACATCCCCGCATAAAGAACTGGTATTCCATCATCCGTCCTTACTCCCATCAGAAGCGGTAAAGCCGTCTTAAGAAGTAAGTCGTTCGTTTTCTGTACGTCCCCAGCGGCGGCATACACCGCACTCCATTCTTTTGCACTCGCTCCAATCTGCTGTGGTGTGGCGTAAGAGATGGATTCACTGCCGGAACTTACAGATGTTACAATGCCTGTTGTGCTACCACCGGACCCGATTGTGGTTGATGTACCACTAACGGCGGCATTGGTAGCATTCTTTTCAGCAAGCTCAATCTGATACATTAATTCAGCTAATGAACAGACTGCCTTTTTGATGCGCTTCTGAGAGCGTTCATTTTCCGGCAGCCCGTCCACCAACCTGTCAAATGTCATTAAGTCCACAAAATCACTGGCTCTTTCCGCCAGTCGTGGGAAGTCGGCTTCTGGCACAACTGAACCGAAATATGAAGTTGTGTAAAATTCATAATCTGCATAAGCCATGCCAGTTACCTCCTAGTCGATCATCATTTTGCTGTTACAGTCGCATGTCCGGCACTCAACGCCTTATAGGTACTGTCGCACTCAACCACTGTGATTACCTGTCCTGTTGTTGCGGTAATGTCAGATTCTCCATCCCACGCGCTCCAGTTCTTCACATTCTGTCCGTAGTCTACGGAAGTCTCAGATGATGCAACTTTGTACTTGTACACATTTCCTGCGCTTACTTTTGCCGGAGTAACAGTCACTTTTGTATCTCCGCTCTTACTTCCTGCTGCGGAGTTTACAGTGAGAGTTCCAAGTGTCTGAGTTGTGTTGATAGTTCCGACAGCAACAGCGTCAATATATTCTGCAAAGAGGGTAAGTCCCATGATTGCGAATGATTCAGACACTGCTGTGTGGTAATTGCCCTGTGTATGGAATCCAATCAGATTTGTTTCACCGGATACAGTATATACAAGACCCGCTCTTGCGAAATCAGATTCGTTCGGGTCAACATAGTACAGAACGATATTTTCAACAGGTGTAGCGATTACTGTTCCTCTCGGAATTTCACTGTCAGACAGTAAGAAAATCGTATTAAATCCCAGGAAGTCTTTCACATACTGGAAGCCAAACTGGTTCTGAATAGAAATCTCAGCTGCTCCGATATACTCATACACGTCCAGAATATTTACAAATCCAACAACGCCAGTCACATTTCTGTGCATCTGCTTAAATTTGTTTTCTACGCGACCCTTAGCCATTGCCAGAGCCATCTGGAAAGTGGTTTCCGTGAATGAGAGAGTACCTGTTTTCAGATAGTTGTAAAATCTTTCAGTAACATTGGTCTGAAGTTGGAAGAGAAATTCATCATCGGTCATCTGAACAGCGTTCTCGTAACCGTGATCTTTGATTGCTTCGATAGATACAGCCTTTGCGTATTTCTCGATAGTCATTTCTGCATAGGGTTTTTCTTTTACAACGAATTTGCTGTAAGGGATTTCCTCGCCCTCACCAACATTTCCGTTCTGTAATGTACCCTCTGCATATTTTGATTTAAGAACCGCTCCGGGTGTCTTTTTGATTGGACGCATGATACCAAGGATTTCACGTAAGTGTTCCCAGTTTCTTTCGAATCTGGTTACAAAGTCAATCTCACGTGCCTTTACCTGAATATCATTAGTCATAATAAGATTAGCTTTTGCTGCCATATAAAAAATCCTTTCTACCCATAACTATTAAGGTATTGGGTTAGCGGCTATACTCTGTCGTATAGTCGGTGTAAAAAATCACTGGAATAACTGGATATTCTGAGCAATTGCAGCCTGTCTCTCGGACGGGTCTTTGATTGCTTCGATATCTTTCTTTGTCATGTTTCCCGGTGTCTGCTGATGTCCAATCCGCGCTGTTGCAAATCTCGCCTGTTGCTGCTGGGCCTGCTGCTGACTTTCATCTACAAATGTATCAGGTTCATCCTGTTTCATCTGTTCAAGCAGATCATTAAGTCCAAGAATCTTTCCGTCCTTAAGCTTAAGACCAGCTGATTTGATATCAGCAGTAACAGATCTTTTAGCTGCTGGAGATGAAAAATTAACATTTTCCAATGCAGTTTTAAGAGCATCGTCAAAATCTCTTTCGTAGATTTTCGCATTGAATTCTTTCTCCGCGTCCTCAGCTTTCTTCTTCCATCCAACAAGCTCTGTCTGAATGTTCGCCGGGTCGATACCGTCAAAGCTTTTTAAGGTTTCTTCTGCTGTCTCAGCACGTTCTTTCCAGCTGTCACGTTCACCCTCGACTTTTGACAGGGTTTTCGCTACTTCTTTAGCATTTTTATAATGCTCAGAGAGTGCTTTCTTCACATCTGCCTGCTTGTCCTCCGGGATCTCAATTCCAAATGATTTTAATGTGTCAATAAGTTTCTGCATATATATCCTCCTGGTCGTGTTTATTGACCTGCCGCCGCAGGTATTGGATTAAGCCAGTTAGACCACTGGCAGGGTAATGAAATAGGCGGAATCGAACCGCCGACACGCACCCTATGCGGATGCTGTTCTACCAACTGCGCTATATTTCACTGCACTTTTTTGAACTGCCCAGCAGTTAACAGGATAAGCGTTAACCTTTACCCATGGGATAATTTACCCGAACCATCGGCCGCCTGTAAACAGACAACATAATTCTGAGCAAATAAGCGGAACGCCCGGAATCGAACCGGAACCCAGAGCGCGACCCTGTCAGTCTACCATTAACGTACATTCCACATAACCCGGATTCCCGGGTTAGCAAGGTATTTAACGTGTTATGCCTGCCACGAGTTGTTTCGGATATTTATTTCTTTTAAAAGAAAAGTATAAATAACAAAAACCTTAATCAAGGAGGTGAGCCATCTTGCGTGCCAGATGACAAATGCGCACGGCAGGATTCGAACCTGTTTAACTTTCCATTAAAGCGTGCGCACCAGCTACTAAATTAAAGAAAGGAGGATTAAAACGAAAATGTCAAAACAACCGTTTTACTTGTGCTTCCTGCTGCACAATTACATTATAACAGATTTATTTTAACTACCTCTCTACCACTTTTTGCGTTTTTAGAGCATATCGCGAAGTTTTTCCACGTATCTCTTGACAAGATCACGTTCCTCCCGGCACTCCGCATCTTTAGACATATCGCTCATTTCTGTTGTGAGTTCGTCCAGATGTTCTTCCAGAGCGGCAAGCATCTTCCTTTTGCAGTCTTCAGATTTGCCGGAACGATAGCTTTGCTTCTGCGTCATATAGTCATCGTAAGCATCTCGCCCATCAGAACGACTGTAATGCCCTCTGACGTAATGCTCGCCCCGTCTGGCATAAGAATTACCCCTGTCGTAATCTGGCATCATTCTGCCATCATTTGAGCTGTATCTCCCCATGCTATCACGCTTTCTTCCGCGTTCGCTGTAATCGTCATTGTATCCGCCACCACGCATCTCATCAAGAACAGTGTTGTAATATTCCACTTTCTTGTCCCAGTACTGCGTATTCTTGATATCTTTGTACATATCAATCAGTTTGTATGTCATTTCCAGATTCCCGGTGGTCAGCCCATTGTCAGCTATTTTGGAAAGTTCATCTTCGATTCTTGCGCATAAGTCTTTAATATCTCTCATAATCACACCTCCTACGCTTCTCTGGTTACGACAATGTTTGCGTTCGCAACAGAAACAGCCTGATCGCTTGTATTCTCTACTGCGATGTTAACGCAACATCCACGAGGTACATCAATATAAATGCCAGAGGACACATTATTATACTGGTCTACTGCTGCCGGTGTGGAAATCATCTGCGAAGAAAGAACCGGCTCACCAGAGATTGCAATAGCCAGAGAAATAGCTCCGACAGTACCGCCTGTTGGAATTGCGATATTGCCAGAAAAATCCACGAAAAATCTTGCTTTACACTGGTTAGTAAGTCCTCTCAGTGTAATAATTCCGCTTCCCTCTCTGTGCTGAATACAGTTAGAACCTTTAACTGCTGTGTTTGAAAATACTACGTTTCCATTTGCTGCTACAGTCTGAGCAGCTACATTTGTAAATTCTGCCATAAAAATACTCCTTTCATATCACAAAAGGACAGGTCTCAGCCTGCCCCTCTGTGTAATACGGCATAAGCCGACATAATCATAAAGATTAAGATACTATTATTTACTTTTTAAATATTCCGGTATGCTCATTCTTGGAAGCTGATGTTTCCCTACGGACTCTTTTCCGAAAAGGCATTCTTCCGGTGTCCATCCCGCTCGATACCTATAACTAAGAACTTCTTTTCCAACACCAAGTTCTTTTGACCACTGCGACAATGTTTGCTTTTTTCCACCATATTCAATAAATGAATTATTACGCTTATTGTTCGCCTGTTCTTCCATCGGTATCCATTTACAATTTGATGGTTCATAATTCCCATTTACGTCTATTCTTTCAAGTGTAAGTCCCTCGGAATATCCGTTTAAATACGCCCATTCTCTAAAGCTCCAAAAATCAAGCCATTCATCACACATTTTTATTCCTCTTCCGCCATAATTTTTATAGCTGGGAGTATTTTTATTGTAACATCTTGATTTTATGGAACTCCACTTTTTATAAAACTTCCCTGTAGACTCTCCATGACAAGACCTTGTTTTTTTTGCATAATAGCTTCTAAGACATCCACAAGAAGTACTTGTACCTCTTTCAAGATTATATTGATAGCATTCAACATATTTTCCACATTCGCAGCGGCAAAGCCATAATGTGTTTCTATTTTTTTTGCCTACTATTTTTACAACCTTTAAATTTCCAAATACCATACCTGTTAAGTCTTTGGCTTTGTGCCTACAGCCGCAACTCGTTATATGTCCGTTTCTTAAACCTTTTCCGCTTTTTACTACGATTTTCCCACAATCACACTTACATTTCCAAGAATGATAACCTTTTTCACTCTTTCCTGCGTATTCCAACACTGTAAGCATGCCAAATTTTTCACCAGATAAATCTTTTATTGCCATGTACCTAACCTCCTTCTTTTTTTATATTATATCAGAAATTAGGTACATAAACAATTCTAATTTTTCTGTCAAAAAAAAATTAACAATTACAATTTCCATTGCATCCGCATCCAGAATATGGATATGGAGCCGGGACTACGTAGGATGGCACAGGCATAGGATTTATCCTACGAATCAGTTCTGCTGTCTGCGCTTCCTGGTTTGCCGCAATGTAAGCATTCTGTGCGGACTGAGAAGCCGCCAGTTTAAGTGCCTGATTCTCTGCTCTAAGGTCTGCTGTCTCTTTCTGGCAAAGATAATCAAGAATGGCACGGGTGTTGCTGTTCTGATTGTCCAGAATATCTCTGGTGTTGTTGTTCATTGAGTTCTGGATTGCACAAGTACTGGTAGCCATATCATATCTGATCTGAGCCTGTCCCTCCCTGTTGTCGCAGCAACACTGAGCTAGCTGTGCCTGCAAAGCATTTGTGTTCTGCATATTTGCTACAGTGTCAGCGTTAATAGCCTGCTGGATGCCGAAGCCAGTCTGCATGATGTTGGTGTTGATTCCGTTAAATCCGGTAAGCATACCGTTATTCATGGCGTAGAAGCCATCACAGAGACCGTTGTTGATTCCGTCAAGTTTGCTGATTACTGCGGAATTGTCAAATCCTCTCTGAATATCCGCCTGAGTAGCTGCCGTGGCTGCATATCCGCCGCCATTGCCGTTATTGCCCCAGCCGTTGTTTCCCCATCCGAAGAAAGCAAAAATGAATAAAACAATAATCCACCAGCTACCATCTCCGCCAAACATGCCGTCGTTATTTCTACCGTTTCCAGTAGCAGCGGCAATATCTGCTAAGCTATAATTTCCATCCATAATATAATCTCCTTTTTGTGTATTTACATCAATCTGGCCAGATTGTAATGTACTATTTCATTCCTTTCAACATGTGTTGAAACTGCCCTGCCATCTGTTGGACCTGATTAAGTTGCTGTTGAGAAATCTTCCCAGACTGTAACATCTTCTGGACTTCTTCCTTTGGGTCTCCCTTAAAATTCTGCTTAAACTGCATAAACTGCTGTATCATCTGCATTGGTCCGTTTCCCTGCGGTATCCCACCGCCAAGTGCGTTAAATAATGGATTACTCATCTGCGTTTCCTCCCTTGACTGCTGATTCCTGCACGGTATTAGCCCTAACAGGTTCAGAAAAAGAATTTAATCGGTTTATGATAGCTTCGTATTTGCCCTTTAAATCATCATATTCCTGTCTGGTGACATATTTATTATCCATGTTCTGAACAGGCTGTTTAGGTGGCATCTGAGTGCCTATCTCGTGGTATTCAAATGTCCGCAGTGGCTGTGGCATACCGGATACATCTGTGGATTTTATGTAGAACTTTTCACTCTCTGAATCCATTAGCAAAACACTTGTCCCGGGTGCTACCAGATAGGATTTTGCACCAACTTCACCGGATACCCACAGGATACCATTGTTATTCTGCTGGGGCTGTTGTACTGGTTGAGCCGGCATCTGGACAGGCTGTTGCTGGAACTGATTCATCTGCCCAGGAACGCCAAAACTATATTGATAAGGATTGTTATATAATGCCATCTTATACACCGCCTTTCTGATTATATTTTTACATAAAAAAAGAACCGGAAACAGGTCGTTTCTGGCTCTAATTAGTATCCAAAAAGTATCAGCACACTTTAATTATTTTATTGTTCACCCTCCGGCTTAATCGTTTCGCCGTGGATATACTCACGTTCATCTGCTCAGCGCAGTATTCGAGTGTATATTCCTTACACCTCAACCGGAACAATCTTTCTTCGTCCGGTGTGAAATTACACTCTATCAAGAATCTGTCTATATCTTTCTTCGTGAACACATATAATTTCATGAGCATACCCCTTACTAATGCTAACGTTGATTCTGCGCAAGATAATTTGTAAGCTTCTGTTTTGTTTTTTTTAATTCTTCTACATTATTCCCACTAATCTGACTATCCAGCATGGTCGACAACACTTCCAGAATTAATGAATCTCGTTCTGCGATTCTCCGAAGACTTTCATAATCTCGTCTATCATGTTCTTCCAGTGTTTCTACTCGCTTATTAAGTCGGAATGCCGGGGTAATCCATTTAAAGATTACGGCTGCCGCCCCTCCGACAATAGACACCCCTCCGCAAATTGAAAGGAATACTTGTACAAATTCTGATATGCTCATTTAGCTACTCCTTTTCCCAGTAATATACCGGGATCTCATTACCACTATCCCATGTATCGTAATATTTGCCGTTCTGTACCGTCACCACATGGCCATCTATGCAGAGAATGTATGTGCCTGTCTGATGGTCTGCACAGAAGTCGTTGACTGTATAGATATATCGTTCTGATTGTTCAATCAGTTTGCGTCTGTATCCATGCTTGTAGAGATACGCTCCCCAGACATAATTTGCGCTTGGCATATCTGACAGAGCGCATGCCTGTATCATTAATCCGGTAAAAACCGTTTCCCAATCAAAGTCGGTTGCTTTACATATTGCCCGGACAGCACAATCTCCGACTCGATTCCCAGCAGGATTCGGATTGTAATATTCCCATCTATCCATCAGTCAATCCCCTTTGCTGTTTTATATCTCTTTGCCGCTCCTCCGGCTTTTGCGGCGTTCTGGCGGTTCCACTTCGCTATCATGAGCCGGTCTTTCAGTTCCCTCAGGTCGTTCTGCTTGCAGTAGTCCTTATATGCAGCATTTTGCTTCTGCAAAAGATAAGACTTCCGGTCAAGGTCTTGCTGGAGTGCAAATCTCGTCTGTTCGTCCTTGCAGTTGTCAACCGCCGTTTGCATTCCAAGGACTTCTCTCTTTGCCTTTCGGATTCTTCGCTCGTAAGTACGTTGCCGCTGTTCCTTTTCGTACTGCTTTCCCTTGTTGGCTTTGTCCTGCGCTGATAGTTCTGCATAGGGATTAAATTCTCCATCACTGGCTCCAAAACTATGCCGACAATTGACCCCTGACAGTCCACTTGCCGTTCCATATCCGGTCAATGAGAACGGTGGAAATTTCTTACTCTTGCCAGAACGAGAGTATATCTTTCCTTGCCACCATGCGTGATTTCCAGGGTTCTCACCGCCGTCACCTGTTCTGGCTCCCATGTGCGCACTGACCAGAATTAAATCCCAGCCCATTTCTTCCATGCGTTTTATGGATATATCTCCCGTAGCCTGAGCCACGCCAGTTCTGACAGAGCGTGCAACTGCTGTTTCAATTGTATCTTTTCTGCCAGATGGATATGTTACTGTAACGCTATTGTTTACAACATTGTTAACTGCTTCTCTAATCGCTTGCGTATATCCAACTGCCCCCGTCATTACATGATTATATGCAAGGTCACATTGCTCGATATAGAGCCTTTGAGCGGCACTTGCAGTTGTTCGTGTAAAGTTCTTCCACTCGCCCATAGTCGCAAGCATATTTCGCTCCATGAGTCTTATCATAGCTGGCGACTGTTCGAGCGGTACAGGACTTAATCCTGCCGCCTTGTATATCTTGTCATCATAATCGAGAGCAGTGATTCCGGCATCTTCAAACGCTCCAATAAGTTCCTGCTGTTCGCATTTGGTGTATTTGGATAATTCTGCCAGAATGTCCTCTAGCAGCTCACCAGATTCCTGTAGTGTTCTGATCCTCCACACATCGGCATTGGTTAGAATATAGTCCTCACCTCTGCCGATTCTTGCCATCATTCTCGACACGATCTCAGAGATGATATATTGATGCAGTTCTTCGGCAATTCGCTCACTGCCCTCTGTAATTTGCCGTAAATATTCTGGACTTAACATAACTATTCATCTCCAAACAGTTTTGGTTCGTCTGGCTGGGCTTCTTTGACCATTGCTTTCGCTTCGGATTCTGTCATATTTTCGAATTTGACATAATACATCCAAGGAGGACAGTCACCCTGTAAGCGATACTTCCACCAATTGTCTCGGTCTCTCTCATAAGAATATGCCATTTCGCCAAAGTTGCACTGAACTTTATATGCACCGACTGGAGCCAATCCATATAAATCTGCATATACGCTCAACGCATATACTACTTGTTTTATGCTTTTGTCTAATTGGTCTCTTACGTCCTTGATAAATTGTACAGACCTCTGTTGTCCTGCTTCTACCTCTGTGGCTGTTTGTATTCCGCTTTTTTCATTAAATACAAAATATCCATTAGAGAATCCGACCTTATATCCAATCTGTCCAAGGAGGGCGTTTATGCCGCTTATACGGGTATCTGTGTTGAGGACCGGATTGATTTCTTGATAAAACTCTTTTTCATCTTGTCCGAATACATTCTTGACAAAATGCGGTAAGCTCATCTCATTACGTCTGTTCTCCATGCCCTGTGGCGACATGGCTGATACAGGTGCACCGCTTGGCATCAGCAGTCTATCATCTGCCAGAACAATCTTCTGAGAATCAAAAATCTCTCCGACGTTTCTGCTGTATGCAATATCGAGGTCTTTTAACTCTTCAATGGCTTCGGCAAATATCGGAAGTCCAAGTGGTGTGCTGATATCTACATTGTTCGCTTGTGGTGTCCGCAGCACTCCGTACAAAGCTCCGTCTAGCTTCTCACCGTTTGCCTTGAGTATCGGCGGCGTATCTGCCATAAGGTCAGCCCATTTGGTCTGTTTAAGATCAATTTTATCTCCGATTGACTGAGGGGATTTTGATACATAAGCTCTGTTGGAAACATAATACGGATAGGTTGTCACTCCGTCCACTATTGTCTCAACAAACCTGTGATATTCAAGTCTTGTGTAGTATTTTCTACCAACAGTATAAGAATCTTTGAATATAATCCCTTTGATCTCCTGATTATCATAATGCACAATCATCACATCTGCCGGAGTAAATATGTCAAGGCTCTCGCCGTTTGGCTTGATAAATACCGTTCCATAAGCACATCCATATTCCACCCAGTGCCGAATCTGGAAATATACTTTATCGATCTGCTCCTGTAGCCATGCCGCCCTTGCGGAACCATCTATCTGAATGCCAATCGCCAGTGTTGCGAGCCGAGCTGTCTCTGAGCAGACAGATTTCGCGAAATTAATTGTCTTGATATTATTCTTATCATCTAGCCATTCCGGTACTCCCCTGTAAATGTTCGCGCACCGGTTAATCAGTGATTCCATTTCTGGAAATTCTGCTGCCTGGATATTAAAGTCCTCTTCGGCTTGTTTTTTGAAAATCATGTTAAACCACCTTTTTAGTGTTGTTATAAGTCCCATTATGCGCTGCTACCTCGCCTTCTCCACAGCTTCTCTGAGCCATAGCGTGTGGCATCTATTAAATGATTATCCTTATCAGGATAACCACTGATAATGTTTCCGTCTTTGTCTCGTTCGTATTCGTATTTTGTAAATTCCTTATGCACTCCCGGCGTTCGCTTCGGATCAATAACGATTTTTCTGCCCTGAAGCCACTTCATAGAATATTCTACGCTGCCCGGCCCTTTAATTGCTCCTCTTGCCGGAATGCCAAAATCTCTAAAGTCGTTGATTGATTTAGGCTCTGCAGAATCGCAAGTGATTTCAAAGTCTGTATATCCTCGCTCAAGAATGATATCTGCTGACTTTCTGTTTGTTAATTTGTTTTTATATATTTCGTCTATGAAATACAATGTATCATTGTTGTGATTGTAATAGAATCGCACAAAAGCAAATGGATCCGGATAGAATCCCCAGTCACACCCCTGATAGATTCTGTCAAAATGACTGATTTCTTCGGCTGTAATTTCTCTAATTTCCAGATATTCAAATACATTTCCGCCATTACCGTTAGCTTCTCCTAGATACTCATTCTTGTAAGCATCTGGATTGGTCTCTTTCAGATGTTCAGCATCCTCCAGGAAGATGTCACCTAGCCATTCCTGTTCAATGTCAAGATCAAGATATGTGCTATGCACAACCAGCGCGCTATCATCTTTTTCTTCTGCTTCTGCCGTATATTCATTTGCCCAGTTATTCTTGCTTCTCGGTGGGTTGAATGATTTAAACTTGTACGCTTCGTTACCACCACGAATCGCAGACTGCTGAATGTTTCGAATTTCCTCAGGACCGGCAAACTGGTCAAGCTCCTCGAACCAGACAATGCCAATATATCCAAACTCTGGTTTGATAGACTTAATCTTTAATGGATCGTCAGCACCACGAAAGTAAATCTTCTGTCCAGTAGGCTTATATGTAATCTCCATAGGGGACACTTTACAGGTAAATTCCTCTGACAGGTTCAGCTTATCCAGTGCCCATTTCATCTGAGCATAAACAGAATCTTTTATTGTGTTCCCGACTTTTCGAAGAATCAAGGCGTGCATATTTGGATTATTCTTGATCAGCTCTGGAATGATCAGAGAAATTGTGGATGATTTCATAGATCCACGACCACCGGGAAGAATATACTCCGAATGCTTCTTTGCCCGGATATCCCGAATCATCCTGTGGAATACATCCGGAACAACACTCAGATCAAGATGATAAACTTCTTGCAGTCTGGCTCTCTCTGCTATCCTCTGCTGTTCTTCTTTTGTTTCTTTGATAGCAAGTGTCTTTTCCAGATCATTCATAGATTTTAGCTGATCGGAGAAGTCCGGGGCAAAACCGAACGAATCTTTCAGCTCACCCCTTGCGATCATAGAGCGGCGCTGTTGGATTTCTGCCAGAGACATGATATCAGTGCCTTTTTGCTTTTCGATGAGAGACTGTTTTTCGGCTATATATGCGGAAATATTAAGTTTTCTTAAGTTCTGTGCTCCTATTACTTCTGCGTTTTTCTCGGCATATCCAGCTTTTTTTGCGGCATCAGATGCATTTCCGCCATTTTTTATATATTCATCTGCAAACGCTTTCTGTTTAGGCGTCAAGTCCATCTAATCACCTCTATCTATTTCCATTCTTGGCACGCCTCCCATATCTCTTTCAGGCACATCACTGCATCATATTGAGATGCTGTGCGTAATATTTCATAGCCACAATCTTTCCATTCGCCCTTTTTAGTTAAATGCAGTGTAGGAGTTGAGATTATAGTTAATGTAATCAGCCTGTTTTGTTCTTTGCTGTAGAACTGAGATGTACCGATTTTTATAATTAATCCAGTGGATAATATAGCCTTTTGAAGTTTGCGCTGTATTGATTTTAGATTTGCCATATCATCACCTCATAAATTCATAAATAAAAATCCCCTAGCATAGCTATAGTTATATACACTATAATACCACACTAGGGGTTATATACCTCTACACCACTTTTAGTTTTTATCAATTTTATAATCTTCCGGTCAATTTTGCCAAGTGATAATATTCTGCCATAGTTTTGCGTTTATATCCGTAGAAATCATTTTCGGATACCGGCATATCTCGGAATCGTTCCATTGTCCGGTATCCTATACAGTTCACTATGCTGTCGTATATCTGCGTTTCTATGCCTGGCGCATATTTGATTGACACTTGCAGAAGATTGTACTTGTCATTCTCGTCAAGGTGTCTGAAATGACTTTGAAGCGCCGGTATATCATCCGGCGGCACTCCATAGTCGGTTAATGTAGCTTTTCTAAGATTCATTTATTTCACTCCTCCCAATCTAATTTCTGTCCACACTTGTTGCAATAAATATCCGCTTTAAAAAGTCCCTCTCTGTTACAAACTGGGCAATTTCCCTTTGTCGTATAGTATCTGCCGGAAAAATCGAAAATAGTTTTCATGTTATTTGGTTTCATTGGGGTCTGATTTTCTAACGCTTTAACTGCTAATTCTAATGCTTCACGGTACTCAATAATTTCTGGTACATTCGACCAGACCCTTTTAGTTAAGCTAATACGTTTCTGCAAGATTTTAATTGCTTCTTCTGGTTTCATGTTAATCCTCCAATCCGGCTAACCAATTTAATTTCACATCGAATCGGTCAGCAATCTCTATCGCACACACAAACGGAATATTGCTGATTCCTTTCTCCCATTCCATGACTGCGGTATCAGTAACTTCGATAAGTTCTGCAAAATCTCTGAGAGACATATCATTTTGCAAACGCACCTCTCTAATTCTTTTTCCGATTGTCATTTTTTCATCTCCTCCAACTTATTCACAGCTTCCTCGTGGGTGAGAAATACTATTCTTCCAATATCTTCTAAACGGTAGCAAATTTCTCCCATATCTCCTTTACTTATTGCGTCAAACCTTACAACACGTTCATTTTTGTAACAGAGAAAATGAATTTCTGAAACAGTCATTGGAATAATCGGTTGCTTGGCTCCGGCATTCACTCTATAAACCGTATCTCCAACCTTACACGGCAATCTCACAAGCAAACCCTGTTCTTCTGCATCTTTGTAAGATTTAAGTTCTTTCAGCAGTTCTGCAACATCTTTCAACCAAGATAATTCCCCATTTTCAAAACAACATCCATAAGTATTTTGATAATACGGGCATCCAACCGCTTCCTTCCCGCTAATATAATCTCTTAAATCCTCGCCAGTTCCACAGACAATGCGTTTATGTTTATTCTTATCATGCCTATGCATGAAATTTTCGTGGCCTGCATAGCAATCGCCTACAGTATCCTGGCTGGCAACACATTTAAGTGCCTTTATCATATCGTCAAGTGTTAATCTCTCCATCTACTTCACCTCTTTCAACTTCTCCATTGCCAACTTCAGCGATTCTACAAATTCATCATTTACTACTACATGATCTGGATTCTCGATAAATTTTTCAATCGTGCTAATTGCTTTCTCTTCGGGTGAAGGGACTGTAAGTCTTATTGATTTTGCAATTTCAAGAACTTCATCTATATTATCTTCCCAATTATATATATCACACAAATACCTCTTGCACCTAGTATTGCTTGCACTCAATACACATTTTGAACAGTTACGTCCTCTACAATTGCGTACATCTGCAATACGATTAGCAAACTCTCTTGCCGTCATTTCTTTTGTCCCGAGGAGTTCTGAAGCTTCGTAGAAAGCATCACACTCTACTCCGATACGCACGCTGTGCACCACATCTTTGTTATTACAAAATTTTAAAATATCTGGAAAATGTTGTCCTGGCAATGGTTTACAATTGCCTTTCGAATACCAATGAAATCCCTGTTTCTCAGCTTCTTTGAGAAGCATTTCATTTTCTTCTTCTGTCTTAACCAAGATACATGTATTTCTTAAATTAACCATCTGCGTTTCCTCCTTTAATTTTGCTAATACAAGTGTTCCAACCTCGAATCCACGCAAGACTAAATCTACTTCTCCAATATTCCTCTTCTTTCTCCTCCGGCAATGGCTTCAATGGACACCAGTCAGGAATCGTTTCTGCTTCTTTATCAAGTACACATTTTCCCACGATTGGGCAATAAATACAGGTTTCCAGAATGTTACTGTGATTTCGCCCAATTAAGCAGGAAATGCAACCATGCTCCGGTGTATCTATCACTAACACTGATTTACTCATTTACTTCACTTCCTCTCAGCATCAGGCTCAAAGTGTTATATCCCGGACAAGTTCTAACTCCATTTTTGGTATCTCTTAACAATACACAATATGGATATAATGCCATGACCTCATAGACGTGTTCTGTGGCATCTTCGCCACGCTGGTCGATGTATTTGAAGCACTTTCCCGGTCTAAGAAAGTATCTTGCGCATACATATGCTTTTGTTCCGAATCTTACGCTTGCGCTACTCATTTGTGTTCCTCCTGTTTTACATAATCTGGGCATTCCTCCGCATATTCATAACTATCCATATCATCACATTTGCACTGGCAGGAATCCTGTTTAGTACAGCAGATGCAACACTGTGTTTCGTTGTCCGGACACTCTAATTTACAATATCCCATTAATCCAGTCACCCTCTTTTTCGAAATAAATGTATCTGCTGTTTTTCTTGACCGGCTCTGATGTATCAATACAATACTTTATCTCGAGTAAAGCCTGCCAAGATTTAAACTCTTTTAGTGCGACCTTGAATCTGGTGTAGGTCTTCCCATCCTTTTTGAAAATTGACATTTCCATTGATTATTCCCTCCATATCTCAGAATCAATATAAATAACAATCAGATCTTCTTCGAGTGCAGTAATCTGTGTGGCTGTATTTTCTTTTATCTCTTCAAAAGTGTCTTTTGTATAGTATCCGCAATTTCTGTTTGTAGAAAATATAAGTTCACAGTCGTGCTCGCCTCTGACTTCTACCATTGTTTTCTTATCTATAACGTCCAATAACTGCTTTACTGTCATGTTTGGTCCTCCTCCCGCATGATTTCCTTTACGCATTTTCTACAGTAACAGCCTTCAAGCCCCTCTATCTTGTATAAGAAGCACGTCCAGTGCCTGTTCCAGATGCCTTTATCGCTGCATCCATTGCAACTACCTTGCCCGTTTCCCTCACATCGTATTATTTTTAACATTTATTTAGTCCTCCTTATATGGTTCTGGAAGTGGCATCCATGCAATAACTTCACCGCCTATACATTCTCCATTCCATTCACCATAGTCACCAATGAACGCTGTCTTTAACCACGTTCCGTACATTCCCAAAAATCCATTGTATTTAACAGTTGTAATTACGGCTTTATGTTTCTCCGGCAGTCTCTCACTGGCAGGAATCCAGTTGGTAGATTCTAAACGCTCAATAACTTTCTTCTGTTCTTCTTCTGTCTCGCAATGTATTGTAATGTCATAAGTATCATCATATGCACTAAATGCGCCATCTTGGTTCTGGACAAGTTTCATTGTATCACTCATGCTTCCACCTCCAAATCTTCTGGCATCTGAAAGATAGCAAATCCATCTGTTTTTTCTTTAAATTCGTGAAGATAACTTACACTGAAATTCAACATGATTTGATATTCACTATAAGCTTCCTGAATCATATCCAGTACTTTCATGGCTTTTGCTTTGGTGGAATATTCTCCGAGCAAGCAGCACCAACCCATATCTCTTCTTGCACTTATTACTCCACCCGAAACTTCAATATCGGGTAAAAATTCAAATGCAACTAAAACTTCCTTATTCTGACTTCTGATTAACATTTTGCGTCCTCCTTAATCTTACAAAAATCGCATTCAGTATTGCATTTTTTCCACTCGTCTGAATATTCTTCATATCCATCCGCTCCATTCAAATACTTGTATGTAAGTACATTCATACATCTTTCACAGGCCGTAGAATAAACAACGAGTGCTTCCTGTAGTGTATAATCTCCGCTGTTTACCATTGCCATTATGACATCTTGATTTCCGCCTCCAATGCTTGTATGTAAGTTAATAAGTGGTGTAGTATCCGTTCCATAATCCCATTTTCTTCCCCATGGTTGCCACCACTTTCTTGTTTGGCTACACCCGCAATTAGTGCATATATGGCCTTTTAATCCCTTTATCAGACCTGTATCCTTTTTCCAATATTTTCTTTTGTGTTTGCACGTTTCCTTTTGAGATTTGCTATGTACCGCATAAATGCTTTCCGTTATTTGCAGTGGGAAACAAGAATGATACGTTCTTGCCTTTTCCGGTGCTTCCCACATTAAATCTTCTTTTTGATTAATCACATTTCCATTCTCATCTTCGTACCAAATTCCTAATTTCAATTTTGCTTTATCAATATTCATTACTTGTCTCACTTTCCCCATGTAAGTAACTGACACGCTATTGTGCAGTCCTCCATGATTTCCTATCCAAATGCTACCTGTCCGTTATTCTGCATGTCTTTTTATTTCTCCTGAAAAGCTTAATTCAATTCCCAGTTCTTCCTTGATAGCCTGTACATAATCAATCCATTCAGCCAAACCCTGGTCGATATAGTCCGAAGCTTTGTCCATGCCTGCCATGAACTTCTGGCATCTTTTCTGACCGAATCCAAATTCATCATGCAGGACAGCTATCGCCATGATCACGCAGCATTCAGATACAAGCTGTTTGATCTTCTCAGATGCTTTGTCCAGATCCTTTCTTGCCAGGGAAGTATGTATTCCTGTTACTCCTCTGAATCTGCATTCCTTTTCGAGGGCTTCAAGACCGCCCTCTCTGGTGATTCGTCTAGCAAGGTCAAGACCATCTTCCCTGCCACGTTCATATTCACGCATTTTGTTCATTTCTTCACCTTCCTGAACCCGTATCCTGTCGGAGCATAGGCTCTATCAGTACTCGGGTGTGCTGTTTTAAGCAACCCATCATCAATAAGCTGGTTTAAATGTCTCCAGATGGTAGCTCTGCTTGCGTCTACCTTCTCGCAAATCTCGCTGACCGATGGTGCGTATCCAACAAGTTTAAAGTAGCTTACTACATACATGTAGATTTCTTTTCTAAGAGCCTGTCCCTGCTCGTATTTGTTCTTAGTGTTGTACATTCTTTCTCAACTCCTTTTGTTTGGAATCAATAAATTTGCAAAATGCTAAAACAAATTCTTTTGCTAATGGATCTGAATATATTTCTATCAATTCCATACAGCGGTCATAAGCTGCTTTTGAATATTCATCTGTGAGCTCAACCAGGTAAAACTCTTTTATTAATTCCCATAATTTAGGCATAAACATTGCCATCATTGGAATATCATCTTTTCTTACGCTTGCCATTTCTTCCCCCTTGAATGTGTAACGTGTAACATAAGTATTTAATTTTTCCTATAATTACCTTTTTATATAATTATTAAAATATACTTTATAGTAAAATATTAGTTACATTAGTTACACTAAGTAAAAAATACAGTATTTATAAGGGTTTGAGGTGTATCTTGGGGTGTAACTAAATGTAACTAAGTGTAACCAGTTCTAGTCAAATGGTATCTCACACTCACACATTTTTTCAAATTCACTTAATTTTCTGACTTTTTGGTAGCATATCTGCGGACCATACTTTCCACATCTCACCCGTTTCCCACCATTTTCCCTTTCCCATCCGTCAATGCAGTTCTGCATGATGGAGTGAATTTCGTTGGACTCGAACCTTGTGGGCTTGCGGCCCTCGTTACCCAGCGCCTGTTCATATAGCATTGCGACGCAAACGCGAGGTTCCGCTGTATGGTCTAGCCATTCTTGAATAATTCCAACTCTCACGTCCTCCTCCATAAATTCCTCCTGTTTGTCCTCTATATATCGCTGTAAATTCTTTGGAAGAATTAACTTAGGTGTTCTATCGGCCCTTTCAAAAAGCTCCATGGCTTCTCCCCAAGCGTTTGTAAAGTCTGACGCTACGGCTTGTGGATCATCAAACATGGATTTCAGGACATGTTCTTTTCTCGTGACTATCGGAAGGAATCGTCTATTGCCTGTTCTATCAGTCAGGAAACGGTCATTGTTGGTTGTTCCGGCAAATACACACACTCTTGGTCTCTGCTCTGTTCTGCGCCCATATGGAGGCCTGTACGTGTCCACTGTGGACGTTAAAAATGCTTTGATGCTCTCAACTTCTTTTGCTTTTTTAGTAGCCAGCAGTTCTGCCAGTTCCACCATCCACATACCGCGCAGCTTTTCCGGGGCTTTGTCGCCCTCGACTGTATTGAAATTGTCGTTATACCATGCATTATTGAGTGATAAGAGTCTCAGAAATGTAGATTTTCCAATTCCCTGTGAGCCGTATAATACTGGCATGTAGTCAAACTTGCATCCCGGATGGAATGCCCTGCTGATTGCACCCAACATAAACAGTTTCATACACTCCCTGGAATACTCTGTGTCTTCCACTCCCAGATATTCTGGAAGTAATTTGCTGATATATCCCGTCTTTTTATTCCACTTATTCTTATGAATGTCGGTAAGCATATCAACAACAGGATTGAATCTGTTTCTGTTTGCCACGATATTAAGTGCTTCCATGATCTTCTCCAGACTCTTTAGCCCGTATTTTGATTCAATGTACGACTTCAAATTACTGTCATCGCTGTTACTCCATTCCCTATACATGTTTACATGCTCCCACGGGAGACTTCCACAAACAAAGGGCGCGTATGATAACTCGTTATATTTAATATGTCCATACAAATCAGGGTCGTATTCAATGGCTTCACACATATTCTTAATGCTCTGAATCATTGTTCCTTTTTCTGTAAAATCAAACTCCGGCTCTCTCCACCCTTGCGTTGCAACCCCCTCTGAGTCAATGTGAATGGGCTTTCCTTTATCATATTTAGTTGCGCTTGATACAATGACTTTGACTTCCTGTTCAGTTAATGGAGGCGAGCAGGAACTTTCATTCTCAGCCATGGTAGCAGCGAACACTGATTGATCTGACGCTCCTTTCGCCTGCATCATACACGCAAAACGAAAAAGCATCTGATTTCTTTGTCCTGCTGCCACGATATTTGGCATGGTAAAAGCTGCGCCTTGTTTCTGATCGTCATGGTTCAAGAAGTATTCTACATTGTTATCGGCCTTTGCAATTTCAAATTCATCCGGTGAATATTCCCATTCATACCGATTGCCATTCTTATGTATTGATGGAGGAGCTACTACATACCCGCCATTTCCACGAATATCTACACCATCAATAATTCCGGCTCGGTTCTTTATTTTGCCATTTCCACGATAGTACAAATGGTATCCGCCACGCCCTGTGATAGCCGTCCATGTTTCTGGGAAATCACCGTGTTCACGCTGCCAATCTTCAAGTGAATGGTACCCATCTATTCCGCGATCTTCGTCAATGTCTAAATCAATTACAAATACATTCTGGCTAACTGAACCAGTCGCAAGACCTATGTTTGCATTTGGATATTTCTGCCACCAAGCTTTTATCTGAGCTGCGTCTGTAGTTGCATCCTTACATCCATTCCTAGTAAGTGGAACTTTATCGCGGTACTTTAACGGGAAGACAGCAAATCCTTTTTTGGCATATTCGATAGCCGCATCATACATACTTGGATATTCACTCATTGCTATCACCTGTGAGTTGAATCGAATTTACAACCATCAAACTCACCCCTTTCAAGTCTTTCTTTTAAATCTCTGTATAAAATTTCTTTTATCAATCTTCCAGATGTTTCCTCTTTGCAAAAAACCACATTCATGTTGTATCGGACCATCCATGCAACACTGGAAGCTAAAAACGCATTGGAGTTGAATTTGCTTCGATATTTACCGTTCAAAAGGTTTTCCCAGCTCGAATTTTCACAGATGAGGTAAATCCTACACTGCTGATCTAATGCCCGTTCAAACTCTCTTTTGAATCTCTCACGCCCCCTGGTAAAACATGCAGCCAATTCATCTAAATTCATTTTCCGTTCCACCACGCAGAATGGCTTAATTGTGCTATTGGTATCAAACAGCAACTCACCACTCGGCAATACTGCATTATAGGTGTAGTCACCATAATCCAATGTTGCTCGACTATATGGAGCGGAAAAGGATTTGTACCGTTTCTCCGCTCGCTCAGTCGCTTGTTCTCTGGAATCAACAAGAACCTGGAAAGACTTTAAGACTTCTTTTTGATCAAAAATATCCATTAGTTGAATGGCATCTCCTCATCTGTACCGTCGGGAATACTCATAAAGCCATCCGAACTAGTGCGTGAAGAATTGTTACTGCTTAAAAGTCTGTCTTTTGGAAGTCTGTAATCACCAGAACGGATTTTATCAACTTTGCAGAAGGACGCCAGATTGGTAGCTCTTCCAATGCTTCCATCGTTTTTCTCATACTCTCTTTCATTGAAAAGACCGCCAGCAATTTTGCCTTTGAATTTCTGCTCGTCCCAGTCAAAGTGGTATCCTGGATTGGATTCTTCAAGGGCTTCTGTAAATGTTTTAAACCGTCTCTTTGTCCAGTTATCTTTTTCTGATCCGTCATTATTCGGGATATTCAGAAGATAATTGCAGTGCCATTTCTTATCCTCACCCTGCTGAGTCTTATATTCTTTTGCGTAGAAGCCTGCATATTCACCCTCTGCAATATCGCAACTGATTTTTACATACTGGCCTACGCTGTTGCTGCAAAGCTCAGATCCAAGAATTTTCACCACATAGCCGCCTTTTGGAAGCACTTCGTAATCTCCGTAAGCCTGTGTTTTTTCGTAATCTCCAAATTTTTTAATTGCCATGTTTTTTATCTCCTTTTAAATATTTGTTATAGTCATAGCACATAGAAATAGCTTCTTCTTTGTTTGAACATTTCCTGTACTCACGAATTGCTTTATCGCGGTATAATTGATGAATATAATACGATTCGCATCTTATCTGATAGGCGTATCGACCTATTAAAAATACATACCAGTTTTGCTCTCTCATTAAAACTCCTTCATAACTTCAATGACCTTCGTAATATCATTTGGAATATATTCCTCTTCAAATGCTCCAAGTGGTGTTCTTGCAGTGTCATTATGAGAAGTGGTTGAAAAACAATAGGTGTTCTCCTGCTTCATTGATCTGAGCAACCAGTTGAACTTACTGTCGATGTTGTTTTTCTCAGTCTTTCTTCCATTGGTTTTGATTCTGGTAAACTCATAGCCTGCGTCAGTCATTTCTGTTTGCGTGTGGAATAGCAGAATCACTGTCAAATCGTCTCTGAGCTTTGACGGAATATCCACTAAGTCCCAGATACTCGAGGCGAGGTCCATCCACTTGTCATAGCCTTTCTCTTTGCATCTTCTCATTTCGTCTGATACCATTAAGTTATTTACGGTATCAACAACGAAATAATGGATATGTGGTGCTTTTTCTGCAATGTTTAAAAGATATTTGACTATAGTCTGTGGAAAACTGGTTTTTACATAATTGTTCTTATCAGCGGAATACTGATCTCTCCACCCTTTCCAATTCAGTCCTTTCCCATCGCAATCACAGTAATAAGTTTCTTCTGGATTGAGATTGCGAAGGGATGTACTTTTACCACTTCCGGGTTCACCCATAATGCCGATTAAATTTGCCATAGCTAACACCCCACCTTGTCATAAACAATATGTTTGCTTCCTTCTATAATCAGAATGCTCGCGATCTGGCGCATTGATAATGTACTTTCATTGTAAATTTCTGTCAGCGCATTATACGCCTCGCCTGTTACTTTTACTGCTGCGTCTTTTTCGGCTATTGCCTGCTTCTTCCTTGCCGAAATATGGATTTCAAAATCACTCATAGCGCTCTCCTACTTAATCTGAATATTCTGAGAAGTTTTTAGTGAAATTCCCGGAAATTCTTTTCCGGCTTTCAATGCAGCTTTCAATCCGATTTTGTCAGGTGTAGGCTCTGCATATTTAAGGAACTCCTCAGGAACAGTTGCATTCGCTGAAATATCTACAGAATCACTTTTTCTGTAAGAAATTGATACCTTTGCAGTCTTAAATTTCTCACCGTCCAGATATTTTGAAAGAAATTCTTTTAATGAAGCTGCTTTGTTCTCAGCAACTTTTTGACGTGCTGCAAGGTTATCTTTTTCTTCTTTTAAGGCTTTTGCATCTGACAGAAGATTTTTAATCCAACAACCGATACCCTCAATCTTCTGATCTCTTTCCATCTGAAGAGCAGAAAGCCTCTCAACGTCAATGATTTCTCCTGTTTCCATGTCTACACAATCCATAATTGCGTTATCAATTTCGTACAATTTCATTATCTTTTCTCCTCTCTTTTAAAGAAACAATACAATGTATCCGTCTCATGACATTCGATATGATCCAGAGACATGTCACAGTTCTCATAATCCAAAATGTGATCCCCTCTGGACTGAAGCTCTCTGAGCAATTCGTTAATGCATCCTGCTATCTCCAGACTGGGAAGAAGTTTCATAATCGCTATCTGCTTACTCATTTGGACACTTCCCATCTATCAGAAGTTCCAGCAAGAAAGCTTTGATTATTTTGAGACTTTCACGACTTTCTTTTTCGTAAAACGGATTAAAAGATACATTCTGATACAAATCCCATTTAAATTTGTCTTCGGGAAGACTAACATCTTCCTTTCTTCTAAGTCCACATACGCTCATGCCATAAATTGAATAATTGAACGAGGCATTTGCTGTCGGAACTTCATTCACAACTCTTTTACAGAGTCCATAAATTTCGTCAATTTCTTTCTCGAACATTTCTTTATCCTCCTTATTTCCTACTGCCAGTCTGCTTTCATCTGGCGCACCGCCCATGCTGCCGAGATGCCAAAAAAGATGTTCAGCCAGATAGGCACATCGACATATTTCCCGGCAAGCATACAAACAGCAATCAGCGCATACTCTTTCATTTCATTTCTCCCATAATCCACGCCAGATTGCTTGCTACCAGTGCGGCTGCGGTCACAATCCATGCCGTGAACCATTTTCTTGCTTTTTTTCTACTTTCTTCGACAATTTCTGTCGCAAGAATGAACTCAAGTTCGTCCCATGTCGGAACATTTTCACATTTATTTGTGCTATTTCTGCTCATATCGTGCTAATTTCTCCTTTTTTGGTATTTACAATTAGCAGATACGAAGTTATAATTAACCTGTACCTACTAAGCGTAGATTAGTAAGTGCAACGCTCCGGTTGGTGGGGCTTCACCGCCGGGGCACTATCACTTTAATGCTTCTTTCCCTCTCCAGACATATCCTGTTTCTTCCCAGAGTTTTCTTGGAGAGATAACAAATTCTATTCTTCCAGAACCTTTTCTGTCGTGAATCACTTTATTCCCACGATACGCCGTACCGATAGGCAACCATCCATAGATGATTCCTGCTCTGACAGATGGCGTAGGAATGCCTGTCATTTTGCTCACATCTGATACTGTCAGGCGTTCGTTTGAAAACTCTGGCATCTGTGGAATGCCAGATATGATTCTTGCCACTTCTGCGGCGAACTGATGAACTTCTGCATTTTCTTTGATGTAAGTATCAACTTCACTCATTTCATGCTCCTTTCATATTTGTTTTTATGAATTTTTTTTACCTTTGCTTTCTTCTTTCTCTTTTGAGTTTTGAATGGAGATTTCTTTCCGGTAAAATGCGTAAAATTATTTGCTCCCATTATTTATCACCTATTGTATTTCCTTTCCCCTCTACCTATAATGCTTTTACAGGCACCGACATGCCGAGTATAACGAAAGGGGAATTATATGGTTGAAACAATCACTCGACTGTATCACTGCCACAAGATTCACAAGCATGTGACTGTTTATGAAGAGTATGAGGTTTCTGGTAACAGTCGCCGCCTACTGCGGTGCTCATGTCCATATCATCAATACACGGAAATGAAGCCGCGCTGTGATGGGTATAATGACCATGGTTTTCAATGGGGTTATGCAAAAAATCAATAACCAGGCTCACTAACTCATCTGGTCGCTCACTTGGCGATAGGTAACAGTAAAGCCGTAGGTCACATTTGCAACAGTCTCCACCAGATTCTTTGCAGTGCTGGCTGACGGCTTTATTAAATTGTAATGCGTCCATTTATGCTCCTTTCCACTCAATACACATTTGAGCATTGCAGTCCCTGATGCGCATTACTGTATTTGTACATGGATGCCAGTTCTTAACATATTCCATAGCTTCTTCAAATCTCAGCTTAGGGATGTTATTACGGGCGTTTACTGCGAAGTAAGTCTTTATATCCCTGTTGCATTCAGCAAATACTTTCTTGCCAATTTCCTTGTAAGCATTTGACTCTTTCCCACCAAGGTGAGCAATTACGACACTTGACACTAAGTCTCTAATAGATTCCTGCTGTGCGTAGTCAATAGTCATGGTATTTTCAAGTCTGTTAAGCCGCTCTTCGTGATCTAAGAATCCTGTCGCAATAACCTGTATCTGTTCAACTGTCGTCAGTGGCTTCTGATATGAGCCTGTCTTTCTGATTGTCGGAAGAACTTCATCCATAACCCATGATTCGAATTTCTCTGCCGATGGAAGTTTCGACTTCATAATTAAGCGGTACAAATCTCCCTCATTTATGTATGACATTGACTGAATGCCACTAGATGTAGGGGTGTCGCGTTTCACGACTCCCTTGCAATGCCTTGATACGGCATCTCTGGGATTGTTATATCCAAGAGCTTTGGCAACATCAGTGCCAACAAAATACGGTTTCCCGTCAATTTCTGCTGTTCGGATTTCTCCGAACTCTTCTGAATTAAAAAACTGTAATTCGTTCATAAGTCTCCTTTCTTGTGATATACTCCCTATAGATGGGAGGTGATTAAATGATAACTGGGAAACAATATCGGCTAATGAAGTCCGTTCTTAAAAATAACGGAACCACTGCACAAGATACCGAGAATCACGAAATGTATAGATACTTAGCATCTAAAGGATTCTTACGTAAGCAACCTGTGCGTGGATATGAAGGCTATGTGGTCACTCAAGACGGTGAAGTTGAAATGAAAATATATAGAGAAGATACTTACCGTTTTAAAGTGACTACTGCGATCTCATTCATTGCTCTTATCACAAGTATCGTTTCCACAATTTTGAAATTCTGTATCAAGTAGATCGTCTGCAAGATGTCCGAGTGGTATTCTTTTGCCGGGTTCCAGATGGATAGGATTTGGAAGCTCTAATCCATTCGCTTCCCCGGTAAGAATCGCCACTTTTAACTGATTTACCTGTTTCTGCAAATCCCTTACGTAATCAAAAAGATACTGAATATCTGATTTGTTCAATTATTAACTGCTCCCTTCTAATTCAATTTAATTGAAGTTATTTGGCACAAAAATAAAGTCCATAGGAATTCCAGAAAGCTCACTCATTTTTCTGAGCTGTGATAATGTCGGCTCTGTTTTTCCTTTTTCCCAATTAACTACAGTTGCATTGGAAATACCGAATATTTCAGCCCATTCTTTCTGATTGTATCCTGCGTTCACTCGAACAGCTTCTAATGAAATTTTTGGCATTTGCTCATCTCCTTTCTTAACTTCTGAGCTTATTATAATTCAACCGTATTGAATTGTCAACACCAAAATTCAAAATAATTGAATTAACTATTGAATTTTTTATAAATATGATGTACAATACAAAATGTAAGGAGGAAAAGAATCATGACAACCATGACAACTGAAGAACAGAAAAAGATCTTCTCGAATAATCTTAATAAGTACATTTCAAGAAGTGGGAAGCAGCAAAAAGAAATTGCTGAAGCCATTGGAACAAACGCATCTACATTTAATATGTGGTGCAAAGGTAATTCGATGCCGGGAACCGGAAAG